ATGTCATCTGTATTCCAATCATCTTGCCAATTCCAAGGGTCTTTTTTCTTATGATAGTAAGGTGCTTTCTGTGATTTACCTGTTAAAAATTTATATAGATTACCATAGTTTTCTATAACTAAAACAATTAAAAATAAGTTTATGAGTAAATCCATAAATCGGATTATATCAGATGATTAGTCTTTTTCCCATAACCATGTTGAGGTATTAAGTGTATAAGATTGTGCCTCTGTAGAAGGGTCAGGTCCATAAAATACATCATTAGCACTATCGTATGTATAACCTATACCTGCATAGTTTCCTCTTAAAGGTGTTCCACTATTTTCGTGTGCATTACCAAATGTATTGTAACTTGTTTGTTTCCAAGTACCACTTTGATTTAGTGTGTTGTTTATAAAATTTATTCCTAAACTTTCTTGTTCATCTCCATTACCATCTGTTATATCAGAATTATCTACGACAATAACTTCTGTAACTAAACCTTCTTCTATCTTTGCAAAGTGTGCCATTATCCTACCGCATACCTTATAACAACTATTCCTGAACCACCTGCTCTACCAACATGTTCTTGTTTAGCACCGCCACCGCCACCACCTGTATTAGCTGTTCCTGCAATTGGACTTTCATCATCACGACCGCCACCGCCACCACCTTCACCACCTGCAGAGTTACCATCACGACCACCGCCACCACCACCTGCGTATGTATCGCTTGAACCATCTTTATAAGTGTTTGAAGAACCATCACCACCTGCACTTTGACCATCAGTGTTACCTGCTTCACCTGCACCACCACCTCCACCTGCTCTGTCGCCACCATCTGAACCACCACCATTGTTACCTAAAGAACCACCTGCAGAAGAAGTTTGGTTAGAACCTGCAGAACCACCTGCTGAACCACCATTAGGGTCACTTGAAGTACCACCTGCACTGTTTGGTGTTGCACCACGCCCTCCACCTTTACCTTGTTTTAAATTTGAACCTCCACCAATGGCTTGTATTTGACTAGCATTACCTTGATTACCATTATTTCCATGAGAAACTTGCGCACCACCTGCACCAATTACTATTGGATATGTTCCTATTGAAGAAAAAGTTAAAGTATCTATAAGATAAGCACCTGCACCACCGCCACCGCCTGAATTACCACTGACACCACCACCTGCACTACCTCCACCTGCAACAAGAAGTATTTGAGTAGCACCATCTCCTAAACTAGATATAACAAAATTACCTGAAGCTGTAAATACATGTGCTTTGTAATTAACACCACCTTCGGTGTATGTGTTTATAGCATTACCACCTGTGGCTTCTAAAACACTAGCAGATGAACCTGCTCCGAAACCTGATACTTGATAACCAAATGATGAAGGTCCTACCATGGCTTACGCCTCGTGGACATCATCTACTGTATAGAATATTTTAATTCCTATAAGTCTTGCATCTTCTGCCATATCATCATTAGCATCAGATACATCTCTTTCAATATTAAAAAAAGCTAAATCTCCTGCAGCAGGTGAGCCACCTAATGTTACTGAACCACTCTCTGCTGTTACACATAAATCTTCAGCAGCACCTAGTGCATCATCTGTTACTACTACTGCAGTTCCAAATGCTACATCTATTGTATCGTTATCTGATACGCATACACCTGATAGTGACCATGCTACTCCATCTGTATCTGTTGCAGTAGTTGTCCAATAAACTTGATATGTAATTGTTCCTTCATTCCAATATGAAGGCATAGCTATAGAAAACTGTGCATTCTCATCTGATGAAGCATCAAAATCTAAAACTTTCATGTCAGGTCTACCTGCTGTAGTTTCTGCTGAAGCTATATCTGCACAACCTGCAGTAGCTGTAGGGTACATAGCTGCAGCAGGTACCCATATTGATTGTTTACCTATAGCTGCGTTTACTAATGTACCTGCAGAAGCATCTAATCCTGCACCATCAATAGCATCTGCTATTAAAGATATATCACCTTTTTTAATAGTTCCTGCATCTGATATTAAAAGTTCATCTGTTAATGCAAGTCCTGAAGCTAAATCTGTTTGACCTGATATAACATTGTCATTAAGATGTTCACTCTCTACAGCATCATCTGCAATCTTTGCTTCTGTTATTGCATCTGCTGCAATCTGTGCAGTATCTACATTAACTGTAAATGTTAAATCATAAGGGTCAGCATCTGTACCATTGTCTGTATCTGTCCAATCAATATCGATACCTCCACCTTCTACAAACTTAATTTCTCTAGCTGTATAAACTCCTGATGCAACAGCAGGGTTAATTGTAACCTCTGTGCCATCACCATCTTCTAATATAAAACCTTGTTGAATAGCATCATGTGCTTCTTCTATGTGTTGTTTAACTACAGCTAATCTTACTTTTGTTCCTGCAGCATGTGTTGGTGCAGTAGAAGCATCTTCTGCTGTACCATGCTTACCATCCATATCTCTTGTAACAGAGGCAGATGCGTGGTTTGTTCCTGAACCCCATAATACAACTTCTCTGTTGCTGTCATTATCAGGGTCAATTACAAAATACGCAGGACTATCTACTCCAGGGTCTGCTGTTAAATTCATTGATGTACCACCTTGTGCTAACTGTGCAGCTAATGTGGTTTCAAAAGCGTTTACTATGTTGGTTTCTCTAGCTACCATATTTCTCCATTATATACTATTTTTTTATCCAAATCTCATTGTAGCAAAACCTTTTACACCCAAAATATCACCTGAAGTGATTTGGCTAAAGGTTTGCTGTCTTGTTCCTCTGACAGTTAGTATAGCATACTGCGTTACGCTGCCAATGTTTGGATTACTAATTATAGGATATGTTATATTTTCTACAACACCTCTAATTATTTCTGCAGGGTCATACAATTCAAGTGTTACTGCAGCACCCTCTTTATCTTTTAAAGATTGATATATAGTTTCGCCTAGATTTTTTACTAACACAGGTTTTCTATATGGTCTTTCTACTCTGTCTGATATATTTACAGGTATTTGTACTACAACTAATTCAGGTCTTGCTAATGCACGAACTTGAAACGCTTTAAATTTAGGACTTGTAGTTTGATTAGCAGATTTTAAAACTGCTTTTACAGCTATATACCTAGCTACTCGTGACAACTGTACTGATTGTTCACCTACTCCTGATGTTGCATTTACTTCTAAATCCCATGTGCTGTCATTGCTATCATTTATAGCTTCATATTTGTTAGACAAATGTAATTCTACACTTTCACCACTAGCAAGTTCTTCTACTTCTACACTTGCTTCTACAAATTGTTTATTTTCTGCAGTAAAAAAATCTGCAGGTGATGATATTAAAAAACCTTCTGTTTCAAAGTTAGATGTTTGTTGATACACACCATCACCACTAACTGTAAATAAAAACTTTTCATCTACTATTTCTATATTATGCACAGTTCCACCTGCACTTGCTTTGTAATATCTAGCAATACCTGCAGTAGGTAAGTAATATCTCCATAAAAAACTCGTGCTTCCTGTTTCTTTGATGCCTGTATAAACACTATCTCTAGTTGTCAACAAAGCATTTGGTGAGTTATCTATGCCATCAACATCCCATTGTTTAATTAATCTATTATTTGCTAATACATACAAGTCATCAGCCACTACTAAATCTGCACGATACAATCTACCAATTACTTTGCTACCTGTTATTTGCACATCTTTAGTGCCATAAAATATAATTCCTTGTGATTGAACAACACATGTTGGTTGTTCTCCTGCAATTTCTGTTTCTCCTTTTAATGTAAAAGTGCCTGATATATCTTTTATAGAATATATCTTTCCATCTGTTGCTGTTGCTAATAATACTGCACCTGCATCTGTTACATCTGTAAAAGTCTGTCCTGTAGGAAGTGTTACGATTGCAGAGCTTACTGTAGAAGCACCATCATATTGGTGAATAGCGTTGCCTATTGTTACTAAAAATTTATTTTTTACTGCAAATATTTTGTCATATACTGCAGCAGATAAAAGTTGTGAAGATGAACCGCCATCAGGTAGTTTTTCTATTTCACCTGCAGAACCATTATTAGCTGTTATGTATAAATCTGTACCATGAACTGCTAGTCCTTTGATGTGATAACCTGCTGTAAGGTTGGTAGATTGTGTTGACCAATTATCACCACCATCAGTAGATACATACAAAGTAGCATCATCTGAAACATACAACTTTGTACCTACCACCGCCATGTGGTTGTCATTATCTGTGGAAGCTAATGCTTGTTCTTTTTCTGTAGTGTGTAAAAGTTGCACATTGTAACCTTTACCTAAATCACTATTGAACACATCTACGCCTTGACTATCCCAAAACCTTGTTGTGTCTTGCGGTGTGCCACTAGCTCTGTGTGCATTGTCTAAATTAGAACCACCACTAAAATCATTTCTTGAATATATACGACCTAAGTTTGATGTAAAATCTTCAGGATTTTGTCTTACATTTACACCTTGTTCATTTACATCAGATGATTGTATAGTCATCTCTCTGTTAGGTGCAACAGCGCTTCTATATAACTGATTGTCTATACGAAAATCATATCCTTTTCTTTTAGGATTGCTTTCTTCTGCTTGTGTTGTAAGTCTTGGCATTATGCCTGTATTCCAAATACCTTACCATCTACAGAAACAGCTTCAGGATATTTTGCTCTTAAATATTTTCTTGCTTGATTTATCAATAATTGTTGATATTGCAACAAAGAATTTCTTACACTATTAGCACTTCCCACAGGAAATGTTTGTACAGATAATTGGTCAGAAATGTAATCTGTAGTTGCTGCAGGTATGTCTTTTCCTGATATTAACTGTGCAGCTACACCTGCCATAATAATTGGTTCGTACTCTTGTTCTAAACCTACAGTGGCTAAAGTTGTATCTTCAGCAGTAGGTTCTATAAATTTTTTCTTAAATGTAACATGTGCAGTGTGTCCTTGTGCAATACCACTAAATTGTATTGCGTGAACAACACTTGGTCCTGAAGAGTAAGTTATTGTTCGTGATGTTCCATCACTATCTGTATAAGTAAAAGGATTAGGTAGTTCTACTAAACTACAAACTACAGGTGAAAAATTAACACCTGTTGTATCTGAACCTACAGAAAAATCTGTGTATTGAGATATCGCATTTAATATTGATACTAAATAATTATTAGTTCCAGGACTATCAAATGTTCCTAGAAGTGTGTAGCCTGTGCTAACTGTAACACTTTGTGTTTCCACAGCGAATAAAGTAGGAAACAAATTATTTATTTGGTCTACAACAGCATCAAAAACTACTTGTCTTGGAAATGGAGGTGCAATTTTAATAAGACTTCCATCTGCATGTGTAACCGCATCTGTTCCTCTTACACCTCTAACTACAGTCACTTGATTGTTTACTGTATCAAGAGATACGCAACGCATTAGTTCACTTTCACATTCAATAATAGTTCCTGCATCCATTGCATCTTCTTCTTCTTGTGTTAACAAGTCACCATTGAATGGTATAGTTGTTGCCGAATTGCTTAATGTACCACCATTATTTAATGTTGTATAGGAAGTTAGGTCATCCATAGGTTCAAGATATTCTCTGTAAACTCTATCCACTAATCCTTTTATATCTGTACTCATTATGCAGCACCTTCTTCAACTAATTCTGCAGCAAATATTGCTTGTCCGAATGCACCTAATCCAAACCAACCATCATTTGCATTGTCATTAGGGTCAACAATAGGAAATGAAGGCTCTAAAGGTTGGTCAGGTATATTCTCTATATTAAGATTTCTACCTTCTTTTAGTATTAAGAGCATACCCATTTGTATCTCCTAACTATGTCTAAAATGTAATATTATTTTTCTATCTGCTGCTTCACTACCATTTGATGTTAAACGAATGTAACCATTACTTGCAAAAGCCCAACCACTAGGGTCAACTCTTACAACATCTCCTGCTGAAATTGAATAACTAACTGCAGAGCCATCTGTTTCTAAAACATCTACCCATGTGCTGTTGTCTAATGCAAAGTCAAATGTTACAGAAGTGCCTGTCATTGCTGAAGGAAATTGTATACCACAAAGTAACATACCTTCTGTTTTTACTCCTAATGAATTACTGTTGTCTGCAGATACATCTATTAAAGCTGTTTTTGAACTAATCATATCTTCCTTACTATAGCAGAAGAAAAGGGTGGAGGTGGAAATCCACCCTAATCTTCAATTTTAATTTAAGCTACTGCTTGAATTTTACAATGGTATGAAGGAGGACCAAATTCAAATCCCATCTCCATATAAATTGCTTTACCAATTCTAGCGTTAGCATCTTGGTCTAAGTCACGAACAAACACTGTGCCAAATCCTGGGATATTGGTAAATACAGGTTGTATGTAAGCTAGGTCTAAGATGAAAGCAGTTCCTGTTGGCATGATATTAGGGTCAATAACCATTAGTCCGATTGAACCAAATGGTGTAATGACTGTATCAATGTCAATTCCTGCAACATTTCTATCTCTAGGAATGATTGCTCCTGCTATATCAACTGTTCCTTTAACAAGCTCGTTGTTAAGGTCTAGTAATTGCTGTGGTGTTACACAAAGTACAGGTTGTTTCATTGGTGCATGATTATCATACATCCTCTTTAACGCACCTGAAATAGTTTTGAAACTAATTACTTGTGCAGCACCTGTTCCATCACCATCTACATCATTGTAGAAACAGTTACCACCTAGTGGATTTACTGCTGCAGAGTTGTTGGCGTTCTTGTTTAATGTAATCCATACATCAAGACCATACATTTCTCTAGTTCCTGACCCTGGAGTGGTATTAGCACCATCAGAGAAAGAACCATTGAATGCAAACCACTCAACTTCTCTTGCTACTTTTTCCATTGCTTTTTCAAGCTGAAGGGCAAATTCATCATTTACAGGATTACCACCAAAAAATCCTAGTTTATCTGCGGCTGTTGTTGTTCCATCACCATCTGATGAGTTAACAATGTTTGCTGATAAATCAAAAGGGTTTTGATTACCTGTTGATGCTAAAGCGGTATAAGTCATTTGTACACCCTTATGGAAGATTTGAGTTACATAAGTATATGCTGCTCTATCTCTACCAAGATATTCTGTAGGGCTAGAACCTTCTTGTCCTTTTGTTGGCTCTGAAGAAATGGTTGCATTATCTTCCACTTGGACTTGCCAATATGTAGAATTTAATACTTTACCACCATTCAAACCACCAACTGCTGACAATAAAGGTGTTCTTTGACCACCAACTTTAAACAATTCACCACTAAAGTTATTAATATTTTGTGCATAAATCGTGTTATTAGTTAACGATATTTCTGCCATTTTTATCTTCTCCTATAAGTTAATTGTTTTAATTGTCTTTTGAAGAAGTTTAGAAATCTACTTAGAGTTTTTCTTTGCTTCCTCTATAACAGATAACTTAGCAGCGATTGAGTTCCTGATATTTCCTGATTTTTCAATCTCACGAACTTGCGATATAACATCAGTATCGTATAAATCTACGACTGAATTTTTTTGAATATTGTCTAAGCGTTCTTGACTTTTCTCTGCTTCTTGTACAGTATCTTGTAATCCGCCTTCTTGCCCAAAATCAACACCAAATTCTTCAGTAGCATATTGCCTGATATTGTCTACAGTAAGTTCACCTTCAAACATCATCTCAACTGCTTTTCCGACACCTTTAGAAGTATCAAGTCCTGCTTGGTTAAAAACAGTGCTTCTTTCTTTAGCTTCAAATTCTGCGATTTTTCCTTCGTAGAGTTCGAGTTTTTCTCGCATCTCTTTCCAATTTTTTTCGTTCTTATCGGCTGTGTCAGAATTGTTTTGTTCTTCTGTCATTATTTAATTGTCCTTTACTTCACACGATATTTTTACAAGTGGTGTATGAGTAACCACTGCATTTTTACACTACTGTTTTTATTTGACAGGTCTTGTCAGTAGGCATCAAGACCGATTACAAAATCTAGGTCTAGTTTTTATTTCGGACCTTAGTACAAAATAGCTAAAGCTATTATATCATAAATTTTTAATGTGCAAGTTGTTTAAACAAGGAGTTTATCCTTCGGTTAAACCTACTACTTCTCCTGTTTGTGTCTGTGCTGCACCTGTTTGAGGTGAAGATGCAGAGGCTCTAATCGCTTGTCCTCTACGAATGTTTGCCAATGCTTCAGGGTCTAAACCTGCTATGCCTCTCGCTACTGCTGTTGTAGTCATATTTGATAATCCAGGTGCTATGCTTACTGCTTGACCAAATACTTCTCTTGCCTGTGTCTGTGTTATACCTGCTTGTGCAAAAGACATTGCACTTTCTTTTGTAATTGATGCACCTGCATTCTCTGCTTCTGCAATAATTGAACTAACAAGTATTTGATTTTGCAATACACTATCAGCTATATCAGGAGATACAAACATTGCAAACAATGCTTCATCTGATAAATCTAAACCATACTCTCTAAAATAAACTTCTTTTACTTGCGGTATATTATTTATAACTTGTGAATATCCAAATTGTAATCTGTCAGAAAACTCTTTAGCACTTACATCTCCTCCTATAGCAGATACTATGTCGTTTTGGAATATTTCAGGATTAAGATTAAAATCTCTTAAGGTATCTTTCATAACATCAACTGTTTCATAATATTGACTTTCTGTCATTCTTATAGAGCCATCTTCTCTTGCAATTCCAGGAAAAGTTTTTGCATATTCATCTGATGCTCTCATACTTGCTAACGCAACATTCATCTTTCCTGTTTCTACATAGCCTCCCTCGCCATCAAGCAGTATGTTCAATAAACCATCTGTCATCCATGGGTATAGTGCTTTTAATTCTTGTGATGTAGGCACTTCCTCTACTTCTTCTTCATCAAAAACTTCTGTTGCTGTAGGTGCGTTGTATAATCCTAAATCTCTAGATTGTCTTAAAAATTCATTTATTAAATTTTCAGCGCCTAACTCTGCCCTTCTAAGCTCTGCCATAGCGCTTTGTGTATCTAACGAATAGGATTGATTAGAATGTAATTCTTGTGATATTGCTCTACCTGCAGGATTATTAGAAAAATAAGTTATTAAATCTTCATCAGTTGTAACCTCATCATAACTATTTGTATCAGGATTAAATAAAAATACTTTTGTTACTTTACCTTCTGCATCTACTTCGGTTATTCCTCTTGATATAGAATACTGTGATAATATTTCAGATGATATAGCCATTATCTAAATACTCCTGACACTGCTTGTGGTATAAGACTTAACATATCACTTTTTATAGCATTTTTAATTCCAGGTGAGTTTTTGTAATTTTTTCTTACCAACCTATCAAACTCTTGATAATCACCTTTTGCTTCGACAATTAAATCATTTACTGTAGCTTGTTGGTTTTTAGTTAAATCTACAATTTGACTTCCTGTTGTACCATTTATAGTTTTTGATGCCCTATTAGCAAAATGTGTATTCCATGTGTTGTATTTTGAACCTTCAAATGAAGGGTACATAACATCATGTAATTTTTGTAATTCATCTAATACTGTTTGTGTTTGATTATTTCTTATCATTCCTGCGTAACGAAGAAGAGTTCCATCTTGTTCATAGGTTGCTAAAACATCAGGTCCTACATATTGTTTGATATAAGCTCTAGCAGATGCTTCACCAACTGTAGTTTCAAATTGTTCTGCAAATGGCTGTAATTCTTCAGGCAATACTTGTATTCCTCCTGCAATATTCATGTAAGTTTCATCACCAATGTAATCAAGATACATATCTACTTGTTCAGGTGTGTATTGATTTGACACAACACCATACGCCAACACTTCAGACAGCCTAGATATATCTCCCTTAAATCCCATCTCAAACATTTTTGTTCTAATGTCTTGTATGTTTGTCGATACTTTGTTTTCTATTCCATTTGGGTCGCTATAATATTCAGCCATAAAGTTTCTTTGTTCAGGTGTAGAACTGTTAAACCAATTTGTTTTAGACAAATCATCTATTGACACAGGTTGTCCTGTAAGTATTGCAGATAAAAATACTGTTTGCACATCTCTATCTAACAACCATTTCATACCATCTTCCATTGCTCTATCGTTTAATTTCTTTTCCTCTATGTCCATAATTGTACGATAATTTTGTGCATCATCACCATCAGTAATTGTAAGAATGTCTGATACAAGTAAATCTTCGTGTCCTCTAAATACATATTTATATTTATCTACAAAACTATCTGCATCTAAATCAATAACAGTTGTACCTGCTTTGACAAAATTTTCACTATCAACTAAAGCAAGTATAGGAAAATCACCTAAATCTTCTTCTGTATCAAAAAATACAGCGTATATTTTGCCATCTATTCTGATGAACTCTTTTGGTTGAAATTGAAATTGGTCTGTAAGCATTATCTTCCTAACAAGTATAGCGTATCATCATCTTCTAAGTCTGCTTTTACTGCCTCAAATAATGTATCATAAACAGGTTTACCTATTTTGTAAGCTATAGAGTATTTGTCTGATACCTCACCAAAATTTTCCCAAAAACTTTCATCTGTTGTTTGTTGTTGATAAACTGCATTACCTACATCAGATAGCAACAAAGCTGTTTCATACAAAGCATAAGCTATACCTACAGGTCCTGCAAGTGCAGACAAACCTATTCTAGGAAATGCTCGTTTCAATACTTGTTGTACTACTTGGTCACCTATATCTAGTTTTTCTACAACATTTAATACTTTTCTAAATACACCAGGGTTGTTTCTTATTACAGCTTTTGCTTTATTTAAGTTTTCTACACCATCTGAACTTGTGATAGCTTTATCTAATTCATCAACAGGACCAAATTCTACACCTCTAGGATTGAAAGGTTTTTTAACACTCATACTAACTTCATCTAAAGCTACATCATCTGTGTAAAACAGACCTGCATTTTCTTCTAAATATTGAAATGCTGTTGGTGCATCAGCGAGGTCGTAAGTAAAAACTTCAAAAGGTCCTTTGCCTAATTTTAGAACATTTAATGTATTTGCTTCTACTAATCCATCAGGTGTCATTAAATACAAATTTTCAGGTGAATTTTGTAATATCCTTCCTAATCTACCTATAGGTCTTGCATGTAAGATGCCATCTATTTCTAAAGTTGCCACTTTTTTTGGTCCTGGTACATCTACAGTTTTAAAACCTTTTCCAAATGCTTCTTCAGGAACTTGCATATCTTGTTTTCTAGTAACATCATCTACAGCATATTCAGTTAAATTGCCATCTACATTTGTAGGTGTGTCAAAACCCTCTATGCTTCCTGTTTCATCAATTAAATTATCATACTTTTCTAATTTATTAAAAATTGGTGTTATATTTGCAAAGTCAGGTCTGTTAGGATAATCAAATACTTCTGCAGCTAATTCTGCAATAGTTAGACCCTCAAAATATTGTGCTAAAAACTTACTCGTATTTAACATACCTGCAGTATTTAAACCAAATTTTTTGTTTAATGATGCTAATAATTTTTCAGAAACAAAGGGAGGAAAACCCAAAGTTACATTTCCTGCAGCATGTGCATCATGCAAAGAATGTAAAAAACCTACAGGGTCTGCAGAGTTTTTTAATAATATTTCTATATCTACAATACCACTTTCAACAAATCCTACTTTAAAAGTTTCTCTAAATTGTTTTGCATCCATTCCTCTTCTGTAAGTTACTTCTGAAAATCCTGTTGGTATTAAATCATCACTGCTAGTAAGGTAAGCATTTGCTTGTTCAACAAAATCATCTACATATTGTGCAAGTTTGTCTTTTATAAATTGTATACGCTTAGTTTTATCAACAGCAGGTGTGTCTGTAACATCTACATAGTCTGATATTTTTAATTTAGTTTTTCCAAAATCTTGTTCTAAAGCTTGTTGATGTCCAATAAAATCTTGCATATCAAATTCATCAATTAATTGAGATAATTCATTAATTTGATTTCCAGATAAAGAAGGTGCTATCTCATCAATACTATCTAACAAAGTTTGTGCAATGTGTACATTAGTGCGTACACCTTCTGTTCCTGGCACAGCAGCATACATATTGCCAAATTCAAGCATTTTAACTTCTTGATTTAAAAAACGAACTAAGTTTGTATATGTATCTGCATCACTTACTAATAACTTCAAATCATTTACTTTCATATTAGGATTTGCTTTTGCAAACTCATCAAATTTGTCGTATATTCCTCTTAACAATGCTCTTTCTGTTTCAGTTTCAGTACCAAATTTAACATTGCCTTCAACTATTATTCTTTCAGCGATAGGAAATTGAACATCACTTCCATCACCAAAATCAACCATAGGTTCTCTTTCAGGTAAATTTTCTATTCCAAGTTCTTCCATAAGAGGAAGTAATACATTGTGTGCAAATTCAAGCACATTATTATCACTATCATGTATTAAGTCATACAATACTAACCCTGGTCTTTCTCCAGAATTATCTAAATACATGTTTAGAGTAGTTTTTAAATAATTTGTTATATCTGTTAGTGGTAGCGGATTAAGTTTTCTAGGCGCTAAAGCCTCATCTACTAAATCAGAAAATACACCTGAATGTGTACGATATGTATCTGAATTATTTTGTAGCAAATCAAAAAATACTTCCCTTCTAAATTGAAGAATAGACATTTCTTCATCAGGAAAACTTTGTAACATTTTTTGTACTAATTCGCTATGAAGTTTTGTTAATATTTTTGAACTTTCAGGAGAATAACCCATGTTTTATTTCCTGTCTGTTGCTATTTGCTCATTAAATGTTTTATCTATTTGTTCTCTTGCTTCTTTAAAAGATTTTTGTAAATCTTCAGGTAATTCTCTGTAATCTCCTACAGGATATTTAATTATCATTGTCACCTCTAAAATCTTGCAATCTTTCGATTATTTCTTGTAAAGGTACATTGTTTGTTTGTGTTTCTTGAAAAAACTGATTATCTCTGTCGATTAATTCTTGTGTTTCTGATTTGATTTTTTCAATAAATTTTGCAGGTCCTCTTGCAGCACTACCTAGAAAATCACCTGTACTAGCTAGACCCTCACCAACCATAGTCAATAATTTAAGCAGTTTATAATAGTTTCTTGCAGGTTGTTTAAACAACGAGGCATTAGCCATTGCCTGTGGGCTTCTTTCAAACCTTGTATTAGGTGGGTCTTGTACTACATTATCTTCTTCCATTAATTATCCTTTTCTGCACCACCATAAGTTAGTTTACCCATTGCTGTTTCAAAAAGGTTAGTGGCGTATTTTATTTGTGCCAAATCTTGATTACCTTCTATTTGTTTACTTTTTAATTTTTTAATTTCATCATTCAATATTTCTTCAGTAGATAATACAGGCGGTTGATAACCTGCTTCTTGTGTCAAAAATTCATAACTAGGCAATACAAGTGGTAATGGAGAACCATCTAAAAATCTAGCGTACTCACCTTTTTGTACGCTTCTAGCATCACGAAAGTTTGTCTTAAATATTAAATCTCTATCTGTAACTGTTGCGTTATCACTATCTCTTTGAGATTGCTCTGATTGTTGCATTGCTTTTATAACGACATTTGCAAAATTTACATAATCACTTTGGCTTAGAACAACACCATTTGCGGCTGCTGCACCATCTAGTAATGATTTAATTTGTGAAGTTGTAGGATTTGGCGCAGGTACACCATAGCCCTCTGACCTTAGTAGGTTAGTAAAATCTTCTCTCTCTTTAAAATTTGCTGTAACATTCGCCAAAGCAGTTGTCCACATTGGCACTCTATTTTGACTATCTTGAAACCATGTTCCACTATCTGTAGCTTGAACAAATATTCCAACCATAAAGTTAGCTTCTCTTGCTGTCCACTGTCCAAATTCATCTATTGATGGTGGCGACATACCTGCAGCCACCATTTGTTTTTGTAACTTAAATATCTCTGCTTCGCTCATATCAACAAAATCTCTGTACTCATCACCTTTAATAAAAGGTGCTGTCATAAATTCAGTAGGCTTTTCAGGATTAGCTATAAGACCTTCTTGTGTAGTAGTTATACCCCACGCATTACCTGATGTAGAGTAGCTATCTTTATTGTTTTGTATTTGTTGTGAGGTGGCAAGTTCTGCCTCTTGTTCAACTTGCGTTACAAAAGCCTCTGCTTTTTCTTTTATTGTTGGTACATTTGTACCATCAATAGTTGCCAAAAAATCTTTAAATGATGTTCGTTCACCTGTATTTTCCCCATATAAATTAATTGTTGTTGGAACACTACCTCTATCTGTAAGTTCTTTGTCATAAGCAACAATCTCATTACCAACTTTTGTTTCTACATTTTCGGTAAAATACTCATTTATATCACTTAGTAAATCTTGTAATTCTTCTTCTAAATTTTCCTCTGCCAATCCAAAATTTGTAATATTTCTATATCTACTTTCAAATTGTCTAGGCAGTATTTGTAAAAATTCAGGTTTAGTCATTAATTGTTTTAATGAAAAAAAACCACTATCTTCTGAAGGTATATAGCCTTCTAATACCATACCTCTTGCACCTGCAGCTACAGTAGGGTCACCAAAATTAAAAAAGAAAACAGGCATATTAACAATGTTTTCTACATAGCTATATACGCTGTTAGCAGTAAGTCGTGTTACTTCTTTTTCAGAAACATCTTCTGTTTCTTCTACAGTGTCATCTCCTAATAACTCATCAACTACATCATCATGTTCACTCATTAACTACTCTCATTCTGACTATTTGTTGGACTTATTTCGTAATATAAAACTTCATTAGCTAATTGTGGAAAGTTAGTGTCCTTACCTTTGACTATTAAATCATCCCAAATTGCTTTCATAATCTCTCTTGCATCAATCGTTAGTTGTGAAGTACCATTTAAAGTTCTTGAACTTTTTTGACTTAACCTTGTCACTGATACTGTCATACCAAACTCATCTACTTCATCATAAGTATAGTAAATTTTATCATCTCTGTTTTCAACTTCTATAGTCAAATCATTAAATGTAAATGTTCCGCCATTTAGCATTACATCTATTAACTCATCACGCTTATCTAAATACTCTTGTACATATTTGTTTTCAGGACTATTTTTTGTTTGCTCAAAATCATTCCATCTTCGTAACTCAAACATTAATTCGGTAGTAGTAACAGCATTAGGTTTACCTTGAAAGTTAAACATATCAATTTGATACTCATCATTTATTTGATTTTTTAAATCTGATATTTCTTTGTTCTGTTCTCCTATAGTTTTGCCATTATCTCTTATATCTGCTTTACCCTTTTCGTATTCAAATATAGCTTGTGTATGTCGCATAAATGATGCAAACTCTCCTGTAGTTATATTCTGCGCTCTTGTTTCGTAGTAAGCAGGATAAAACAACTCATCTTCTATTTTGTCAGGATAAATGTAATATGCAGTGTTGGGTAAATTGTTTTGTCTTAACAACTCCTTGTTTTCATCTCTTTGCCACCATATAAAAGAATTTTCTTTGATAGGTTGTTTACCAACCCTATAACTTCCAGGTTGTTTGAGCGGTATAGGATTTACTCCAAATTTAGTTATAAATTCTTGTTGAGTTGTAAAATGGTCATAACCATTTTTAATTAACATTTCTTGATATTTATTTACTAATGTCTGTACACCCCACCATTGACCATCTTTATCTTCTATTTCTATTCTAGGTTGTACAGCAGTAGGCAATGCAAACTGTGCTGCTGCTCTAAAACCAAAAACCGCTCTAGCTTGTTCTGTTGCTCTTTCTACACCTTCTCTTACGCTTTGTGGGTCTGATTGGTCTATAATACCTGCTATTACATAAGCTGTGTACAAATCCATAGCAGAAGATGCAAATGTTCTCTGCATATCTTTGTCTGCAATGTTTTCTCCTGTCAGGAACAATCTAAACTTTTTTAACCATGCAGGTTGTATAATGTCTTTAATTTGTCCTGAACTTTCATATTCACCTAAAAAGAATTTACGAAATGCTTTTGTGCTACCAAACTTGTCTATAAAAAATTTCATAGGCAATTGCACAGCAGGACCAAAACCAGGTGCAAAACCATTTTGTGCAACTAAGTTAAGACCTGCAGCAAATCCAGGTGCAGTAACTCTTACACCTTCATCTTGTAAATCTTCACCAAATACTGTTGTTTGAAATGGTGATGTTACAACATCAGGCAAAGCATCTCTAAGTCCTGACATCTCTGCAACTTTACCTAGACCTTTGAAAGCACCTAATGTTAATACATTAAAAGCATCTACATAGTTAAACATTAACTTTCCTGTTCTTGGGTCTTCTGACAAAAAACCATTTTCATCATTCCATGGAGTAGCACCTGTACCATTGTCTACAGCTATTCTTGTAGCATTAAACTTATGTGGATTGTCTACAATTAATCCACCCCATGTTTTAAATACCTCTGCCCATATCTCAGGAAAAGGAATGTATTTAGAAAATAAATCTGATGCTACATGTCGTTGAGATGTTGAGTAAAACAAATTTTTGACATCTTCCATTGCTTTGTGTTTAAGTAAAGTTTCTGCTTGTTCTAAACTTGTTATAGTATTTTCTATTTTAGGTTGTTTAGATGCTTTGACTAAATCATCCCACATGTCTGTGCCATCTATCCAAACTTTTGCACCTTTCATAAACTCTGCTGTAGTTGCATCATCCATATATGCCATAACTTCTACTGCTGTTGTATAAAAAGAACGCCTAAACAAAGGGTCACGATTTAGATAATTAGATGGTTTTGATATTAGTGTATTGTAACCTGTTTCCAATAATCTATCATAACTTGCTATGGCTCCTGTCAAACGCAAATCATCCATAGCACCTGCAGCTACAATTTGTTCTCCATGTATTATTGTGCCATCATTGTTAATTCTGTTTTTTAAATCAAATCTTCTTGCGATAGTTTGTGGACCTAAATCTGCACCATCTACTTCTTTTGTAAATAGTTTTATAAATTGTTTGTAAAAATCTTGATTAGCTTTGCCTCTTTGTTTTCTGTCAAGAGTATTGATATGATTTTTCCAACGAACCCAATCTGTGCCTTCCATAAAACCACCGCTTTTAATAAATTGAAATAATTTAGTATTAGCAGTAACAGACAAATCTACTTCAAATTTAGGATATACTTTTTGTTTATTTACCCAATACACTTGACTTGTGTTTTCAGGACTTAGTTCATATCCTGCAATAGGATGTCGCATTTTAGCAGTAGGATTACCAACTGCGATACCTACTCGGTATTCTATACTTTCTAAATAACTTCGTAATGCGGCATCATCAGTTAAGAATGCTATATCATCTGCATTGTGACTTCTTTCTACAAATTCTTTAATTAAGTTTTTTCCTGTAGGATTAGTGCGTAAATACTCCATCATGTCATCAATTCCTAGATTTAACAACCTTACTGTTATAGGGTCAGGCGAAAGAAGTTCACCAATTTCTGTCCATAAGCCTTCCCAATAATAAGGATTTATATTGCCATTAGCTAATCTTTTGTCTGTTCTAATAAACAAATTTTCTACTAAATCTTTTCTTTTACCTCCTAATAAACCTTCTGTAATATTTTGTTCGCCCATTGCAGCTCTATATCCCTCATCAGCGCTAAATAAACTACCATTAGGCAGACCTCTACCTGCACCTTTAACATCATCTATTGTTAGGGATAAGGCATCAAAATTATTTTTATATAAAACTTCTAATACTTCTTTTGCTATAACACTGTCATAATTTATTGCAGCAGCACCACCTGTAAGTATTTCTCCATCTTTTGCTTTTTTTCTATAAAGATTTATAAAACCATCAGATGTCATTACATTGCCATACCCTGCTTGTGTAGCAGCTTGTCTGCCTGATTGACCAACAAAAATGCTTTCTTGAAAAGCATTGATACCCATGAACACTGCGTTGTCTATAGCGTTCTCTCCACTTAATCCTACAGAAACATCTAACATTAAAATACCATCATCATCTATGTACGCACCTAAAACATGACCATCTTTGCTCAATAAACCTATAGTTTCATCTGTAAAAAACAAATTATCTATTTGACTATCTACCCACTCTATTGGTGTCATGTTAACTTTAGCTGCTTTTTCTTGTACTTCAGCCGCAGTTCCTAAAGGAAATTCAAATTCTTTATATGGAGAAACAAAAACTTCTGCATCAGAAGGCGCTCTTTTTTTCATGTCAACGAATTTTGCTACATCTAAATCAATGCTAAAACCTCCACCTTCTACTAACGCTTCACCCATAGATGCGTACTCTGTTTTATTATCAAATCCAATTACTGTTCCTTTTGCTTTAGCATTTATTTGTTTACTGCCTATAGACAATTTACCTTCTTGGACTGCTTCTCTAACAAATGTTTTTAGATTGACATTGTTAATTGCAGCATTAATCATGTAATCAGATACTTGACCTGTATAATTTGTTTCTAACATATAAGATTTCAATATTTTTTCTATTTGTGGATATTCAATAGCTAAAAAATTTTTAAGTGTTTTTTCATCTATCAATTCTGCTAATTTTTTATAGTCATCTGTACCCATGCCTGATGAAAATACAATTTCACCTAAGTTGTTTCGTAATTGAAATATCTTATCTTCACGCTTTACATCACCAACAAAGTTTAAATATTTATTAGATACCATAGCTAATCTTTGTAATGGATGTGACCACGCATTGACATATCCACCAAATGCCGCTCTAGCTGCTTCTTCAGGTGCAATACGCATAAGAAGTGCTAATCTAAACATCCACGCAGGTTTTAATATTTTATTCTGTGTTTCATCAAGTATTGTATCTAATAGTGTTTTTGGTTTTAATGTAAGTCTGCTTGTTGATGAACCACCTGTAACTGCAGACCTAGGTATCTTTAATCTATCTGCCCATTTTAAATCTTTTGGATTTTCTATAAGATTTGTAATAAATGCTTTAAGTCTGCTATCTGCAGGACCAACTAATGTTTGATGCGCTCTTGTAGCTTGTATTACATCTCTTGGGTCTATAAGTTGTGCCATATAAGATTTAGATGCCTGTGATAATAGGTGCATACTTGGCACTGCTTCAAATATATATTTTTCTACATCATCAGGATTAACTTCAACACCTGTAGCTTTAAAATGTTCTTCTACATCTTTAATTAATTTTTTGTATCTTTTTTTTATTTGTGTTCCATTAAAAGCAATAGAACCACCTGCAGAGTTACCAAAAAAATCTCTTAACTCATTCATTGCTGCGTTATAACTTTCTTGTTGTTTTATTATATCCTCTACATCTATTTTTAAATTAGGATTATAGTCTGCAACATTTTTAGCTATTGCTTGGTTTATTTGATATGCAATCTCTTCTAAATCTTTTTGAGATGTAGCAGTCAAAACTAATCGAGAGTAATAACCTCTTTCTTTAGCACTAGAAAAAGATAATTTAAGCATATCATTAGCATTTCTTGATGCTGCTTCTAAATCATCTATAACCATTGTTGTTTCAGGTCTAAGTTGCATTGCTCTTTTTACATGTCGTGGAAAATATTGACTTCTAGCTATTTGTGTGCCTGTGCCTAACAATCCTCTTGCAGGGTCATCTTTAGATAATAATAAACCTGCAAACTTTCTCATAGGTGCAACATCTGTACTTGAACCTATCATAAGTTTGTTAGCATAATTAAATAGTTCACCCATAGCTGTAGGTCTTGCAGGAATGTTATTTAAACCAAAAGCAATGTTTTCTACACTTGCTTCTCTAACTCTGTCTAGGTTTGCAGCAACATCATCATTTACATATTTTTTAATTAAATTAAACATGTTGTCAAACTCTTTGCCTGTTAAATTACCATTCTTAGCAACTATGTCTAATATGTTCCATACATCATCAGCATCATCAACATGTAGCAATACTTCTTTTACAGATGCAGGAACTTTGTCAAATTCTTTAATGTCATTAAGAAAAGCCATTCCTTCATCACCTTTTAATTTTGCAATAGCTTCACCAAACTTTTGACCCCAACCTGTGTTTCTTACATCATCTACTGTCCTTCCATAAAAAGCAGCACGATTAAATTTTCCTGTTTTTCCAGGAGCAAAAGATTTAAAGAATGTAGCAGCATTTTTAGATTGTTTATTGGCTTGTACCATAGTTCTCATTGCTGTCTTTACACCTGCTCCATACATCAACGCTAAGTTTGTTGGGTCACCTGCAAGTCTAAATACACCATCAATAACTCCTGATACAACATTAAATCCTGCAGAACCAGGTTCAAAAACTTGCACTGCTGCTATTCGACCTGGTGATATATTTACTTTTGTGCCATCTTTGGCTTCGTATTGAAAAGCATCTTCTCTTATGTCGTACAACTGTGTGACAGGAAGTCCATAAACTTCTATAGCTCTAGTCAATGCTTCTTTCTCAGTTTTACCTGCTCTTATCATATCTAAATAGACCTGTGTTTCTTTAGGGTCTAGTGAGTTAGGTAAAAATCCTTTTCCTAAATTTAATGGTTTACCATCTCTAGTTTGTTCTAAAGCTAAACGAAACTCATTCTTTCCATACTTATCTCGTGTCTGTTTAAACACATCCCCTACACCACCGCCATAAATGTTATTTAAGTATCTAGCTGTAGTGCTACCTTCCTCACCTTCTACTTGTGGTCTAAATGTTTCATACAATCCTCCTAATGTTGCATTAGCTACAACTCCAGGTACAAACTTTCCTGTTTTTTGTGCTGCTACAACTGCAGACTTAAAACCCCTTGATATATTTTGAAATACAGCATCTAACCCTAAAAAACCCATTTGTACACCTCGTTTAAAAAAGTTCACATCTGTTACAAGGTCTTGTGTGTTTTTGTTTGCTATAATGGATGCTGCTCTATTTGCTACCTGCAAAGCAATTTCATCTTCTGCAGTAGTGCCACTTAATGCCATATAAGGCAAAATTTCTTTAGGAATTGTAGGATATGCTTTTGTAAGATTAGAAATACTTTGAACTAAATCAGGATTTGTTTCTCTAACACCTTTGTCAAAAGAACTTGCACGATTAAATGTTTCTTGTGCAGCCTGTCTTTTTAAATCATCTAAAGAATAACGCAAAGAATATCTACGCATTATCTTAACCTAGTTTGTGGCTTCTCCTGTACAGGCACAGCATTTTTTTGCTCTATCAACTCTAAAATTACAGGGTCATTGAATTTGCTAAATAATCCTTGTAAATAAGCATCTAAATCTGTTGCCATAGGACTTGTTCCTACTCTTCCTACGCCAGGTCCTTGTGATATTCCTGCTGTATTTGGCTCACTTTGAAACCTTGTAGGTTGCCCTAATGATATAGGACTAGCTGTTCTAGTTGCATTTTGTTGTACTTGTTCTCCTGCTACTGTAGGCAGTTCATAATTAAGAGCATCTTCTTGGTCGTTAATTATTTTAGATTGTCCTGTTGGGTCGCCTTTTTGTCTTGGTATGTATAAATCTTGAAAAGCAGGGTCAGGTTTGCCATCAGTAACTTGTTTTAATGCTTTAGGTTTTCTAACCATAATATCCCTCATCATTAAAGAAATCATCAAGTCCTCCTAAAAAATCTCTTAGTCTTTCGTTTTCTGCAGCATCTTCAATAGTAAAATCTACACGAATAAATACTTTAGGATGTGGTGTAGGCATCCAATACTGCATAATCGGAGGTGTAAAACTATCATCTATTTTTGGTTCTTCTTCTATATTGTCAAAATTCCAATCTTCAGAATTTATAATGTCATAAAATTTAACATTAGTTTCACGCATTTTGTCTGATGGTTCAGGCATTATTGTCCTCCCTGTTGTGCTACCTGTGATAACACCTGTGCTAATCCAGGTGGTGGTCCTTGCGGTATAGCACCTGCTTGTTGTGCTTGTGCATTAAGTAAAGCTAATTCTTCTTCACTAGGTTCTTCACCTTCTGCAGTATAGTATTTGTCTAATATTTCAGACATTCTCTGCGGATTTTTTCTTATCTCTATAGCAGCAATTAATGCTTTTTGGTCACCTTGTGCTGCTTGTGCCATAAGAGTTTCAAACAATACAGTTTCAGCTCTTTCTTTATTGACACGATTTTGTATCTTTGATATATTTTCTAATCCATCCATATTTTCTTGCAATGTCTGCTTGTCGATAATTCCCTGTTGATAAAGTTGTAAACCTGTAATTATTTTCTGTGGTTCATCAAAACCTGCCATAACACCATACACTCTGCGTGTTGTGTACACTTCAGATATATCAGAGTTAGGCGTGTAAGTTTCTTTGTAAGATGTTCCTTTATGAAATCCTGCAAGTGGTTTTCTTGTTGCACCAAACATTGCTTCATCATACTCTAGTCTTTTAGCATCTAATTCTTCAAGAGCATCTCCTAATACAGTTTGATACTCTCTTACATGCAGTGATGCAGATTGACCTAGTTCCTCTAATCCTCTACCTGTGACAAAAGCATTAGGCGATTGTCCATCATCAGATACAGGATAAGCTGCACCAAGTCTAAGGTGTCTTTCTAATCTATCTACTTGTTGAAATAATTGATAAGGTAAATTGTTTACAGGCTTTGATACTTGTGAACCAGGTGTCAAATAGTTAACTGCAAATCTACCTTTACGATATTTACCGCTTTCTATTTCACCAACAATGTTTGTTTCTGTAAACACTGCATCTTCCATAGCAATAGTTCCAAGTATGTTTATCTTTGCCATGTTTGCCATAAGACCTGTTATGTGTTGAAACTGTGATTGCATTTGGTCAAATGAATATCTTTTTGCTACTACAAAACAAGGACCTGATTTAAGTATATTTGGCATAAAGTCTATAATCTTTTTGTTTTCAGGTAGAAAGATATATGTTCCTTCATTATCTCTATACTCAACAACTACTTTTCCATGTCCTGTTGAGTTAGCCCAACTACCTGCTCTATCTGAACTATCGTATAAAGCAGAGTATGGATTTTGAAAACCACTGTCGTTTTCTTCTTGCGCATAGATAAATTGTTTTGCTTCAGGATATTGTTCAGCCAATATAGTGTGTGGTACACGACTAATTATTGCTAATTCTTTTGGTTGTTGGTCATTGCCAAAAGTTCCAGGGTAACAAGTAAAAGGGTCACGAAGTTCTGCGTAAGGATATGGAGAACCATTTTTATCTCTTTTGTGTCCTATTGTCCACACAACAAAACCATATCCAGGAAGCCATCTACCAACTTGTGGTAATTGTTTGTTTAGCTTTTGATATTTGTCATAACTTACAACTATACGCTCTAGTTTTTCAGATTTTTTTCTTGCTCTTTCACTGTCCTTTTCATTTATTATATCTACTTTGATGTCAGGACTTCTGCCTAATTTTTGTGCAAATCTTTCTAGTGCTGTCAAAAATAAATTAGGAGCAGGTAACTCGTGATATTCTACATTTACTTGATTGCCTAGCAATGCTTTGACTGCAGCTTCTCCACCATTCATAATGTCACGAATACGACTTCTATCAATCATTTGGTCTTGATTTATTACTCTAAGGTAATCTATTTGGTCGTACAATTTTTTGCTATCTAAAGGCATTTATCTCCAATTATCATAATCTATATTACTAGGATTATAGTCAGAAAAACTAGGATTGTAATCATATCCAAGTTCTGCAAAGCGTTCTTTTTGCATACGCCTAATTGCTCTCATTGGAAACCAACTAGCCATAACAATATCTGTTTTAGTTCCTACGCTTTTGCTTTTGTTTCTAGCAGAACTAAAATAAACCAACTGACTTGTATATAAGTTTATCTTTTCTTGTGCTTCAAATCCACTATAAGGTAAATTTATTAGTTTATCAGCAAACATTGGTCGCATAGCTGTCACACCAAACAATGGGTCAAACTTTTGATTTCGTGTTTCGTGTCCTTCTAAAAATACGCCATGTCTATTTGCAAAATCTTTTATAGATACATCTTGTCGTATAGCTTTTTGAAAACCATTTTCTTCTATAACCCAATGACTACAGTTGTACTCTGTCCACCATTTTTTAATTATTTGTAATGCTTGTGGTATTCCACCACCTAAATTGTTTTCTATGTCTATTAAAAACAATGTGCCTGTTTCAGTATTGTAACCCCACAATACTGCAGCTTGATAGCCTGTAGATGCAGGGTCAAGTCCTGCTATAAGTCTTACATTGATTGGTATGTCACCTATTGCTCTACTTTGGTCACGACACTGTTCTATTTCTTCACGCTCAAACAAAGCAAGTCCATCAGGCATAGCTACATTAAGATATACCATTTCGTATATTGCTCTACCACCTGTAGTTTCTGCTGCTCGTTTTCTGTCCATCAACCACTTATAAGTACGCTTACCTGTCCACAACATACACTCTGTATGTGCTTCTTCATCCCAATCTGCAATGTTGCATGATGTGTCGTGTGCTTCTTCGACTAATGTTTTCCAACTTTCGTTATCTAACAAATGAGAATACAAGTCATCATAATGTTGCCTAGAACCAATTACGATTATTGCTGTATGTTCCTCTTTACGACTTGACAATGTTGTAGTCCACCAATTTCTAGTATTTTCTCTTGATGCAGGTTGCATAGTAGATGAATGGTCCTCTAAGTCATCACCAATAATAATGTCGCAATCTCTTGATAATATTTTACCACCACGACCAATACCTACCATAGTAGGTGATTTGATACCTGTAACTGTTCTAGTGCCAACAGTAAAACCATTTTGTGACCATGCTTTACCTGTACGACTTGTAGGTTTAAAAGTTTTTCCAGGAGGACATAATTCTTCTATAAGTTTTTCGTTATTTTCTAGTTGGTCAATTACAGAGCTTACTGCATTTTTAGCAATTTCTTCGTTACCGCCTACCCATAGAATACGAACATTAGGATTTTTTATAATTAACCACACAGCAAAATGTATAAGCAAATCTGTTTTACCATGTCTAGGTGGTGACAGTATCATCTGTTGGTCGCCATGTTCGATAGCTTCTAAAATAGATTTTATCCACCTAATGTGAAATTCAGGTGTTTCGTAGGGTTCTCCTGTTTCTGTTAAAAAATATCTATCTCTAAATTGTTTAAAATCATTTAGTGACTTTTCTGCTTTTGCAGGTATAGTCCAATTTTCTGCTTTTGCTTTTGTTTCCATGTCCTCTACCCAAGCAGCGTAAGCATAACTTAGTGCGGCTTTTGTACAACCTAGTAGAGCAGCAGCATCTTGTTTTAGCATGTCACCTTTTAAAATTAAAGGTCCTAGATTTTTTTCTATTAACTGTTCGTAAACTTTGCCTCTGCGTTTTTGTACATTGCCCTCTGCTACAGGTTTACCATCATGGTCAATTTCATATACAGCACCTTTTTTCTTAGCATGATATACAGCGTTGTGATAGCTCTTAGAACATGTAGAAGAACAAAATTTTTTCTTTGGTGGTCGTAAAATATTATGACAACCTTTTGCGAAACAGAGTTTAGTTTTTGTCATAATTTTTGCATTTCTTATTTTTACATTTTAATTTAAGTTTGACCACCTGTAAGTATTCCTGACAAACAGGACAGGTTATCTTCAATTACTTTTTTATTTTTTTAATTTTGCCATTTTTAGTTCTAGCAAATTTATGAGTTTTGGTTTCTCTTATGAGAGTACCATAATGTCTTTTACCACCCCACATCCAACTAACTTGTCTAGCCATCAATCATCTCCTGCCCAATTTGGATTACCTGCATACTCTTTTTCTTTATCCATTACTTACGCTTTTTCTTAACAGCTCTTGATTTCTGTACAGCTTTTAAATCTATGTATCTACCTTCTTTATAAGCTTTTGCAGTCGCCTTAATCTCACGAGCAACAGAAGTCTTTGAATTTTTTTTATTCTGTAAGTATTTAGCAGGTACTCCTTTTTCATATTTTACTTTTCTTTTTGGCATTATTTCTTTTTTCTTTTAATGTCATTATCTTGTGAATGTCCACCTCTTATAAAACTATTTACTCTACCCATAGCCCAAGCTGCCATACTAGCTGATTTACTACCACTAGATAAATATGCACCTTGTCCACGCCTATATACTTGTGCTAATTGCCCATAGGTATATTTGCTTTTTGCGGCTTTCTCTTGTAAAGCCTTTTTGGTTTTTGCATTAATAGGTTTTCTTGCAGGTTTTTTTGCCATTTTATCTCCTTTACCACATCTTGCAAGACCAATATCTTGCAGATGTTTTATCTGTTGCTGTATCACATTTATGTCTTGCTCTAAATGATTTTCTAGCTTCAGGGTTATCTTTTCGTATCTCCATGTTAGGGTCACCAAACATAACCTTTTTTACTTTCTTACCATCCTTAACATAAACCTTAAATTTTTTTCTACCATGACCAGGTTCACCTTTAGTAATCCTAGAAGGTTTATTGAGCGTAACTGTTTTTCCTTGGTAGGTTGCCATTACTTACCAACTTTTTTTTGTGCGTTTACATGTGCTTTATTAAAGCTAGTACCTCTACGCATAGAGTTGTACATGTATTGCATGTGTTTTTTTGTATGATGCTTTGAATGTTTTTTCATAGCATTCTGTTGACTTTTGGTCAACTTAGATACATCAACACCTTTTACCTTCATTATTGTTTTTTTCTTCTTTTGCTATCTCTAAGTTTTTTAAAATCAGCACCTGTTATTTTATCAAATGGTGGTGCGACCCTAGCTAACTTTTTTTGTTTAGGGGAGTAATCTTTGAAAGGCATTAGTAGCCCATTCTTTTTTTTCTACCCTTAACTGTTTTTTTCTTTTTCTTATGTTTCATAAAAACAACTATAACACAAAACTCCACCGAAGTGGAGTTCTGTTGTACAGTATGTCCATTACTGTTACGAGTATTATAGGCAGTTGTGTCCTTAGTTAAAGGTCCTCGCACCTACTCTACTCTGTGAAAGAAAAAAGAAATAAACTTACTCAATCACATAATCACAAATGCTATATGATGAAAAGCATACTTTCTTTTCTAATCGTATATCCTCATACACGATACTTTTAGACTTTCTAAAAGCATATTTATTATAACAGAATATAGGTGTAAAAAAATTTTTTTTTAACAATACTAATGGGTGCAGCAGTTGCCTGTCACACCCATTGTATACACAATAGAAAGGGCTAAACATGTCCTTGAAAGGAAAATGAATATTCCTAACATCCACTATAACATATCTGTAAAATAAGATAGGGATTTTTTTACTTGGGTTTCCTCCTTTACTTTGTAAAGAAATCCCCACATAAAATAATTTTATGGTATAGTAGAAAAACAAACATGATAGATTTCAGGCACTAGAAAAGATTTATCAGATAAAAACATCAATAAAGTGGACTTGCCTGACCATAGTAACTAGCGTTAGAGGCTATTACTTCATATATTTACAATAAGTCATAAACAGATTTGTTATCGGTTGGGAGGGATGACACAGGGTTAGTTGTATCTACTATCTACTTATTTAAGATAATAACTCTAAGTGTTTAAACAAGCACTTTAGAGTGCTATTTTACTGCCTAGTTAACAGCATATTTTAAGAGTACACACACATAAATAACGACCACCCCCACATTAAACCCTACCCCTATATCTTGTGTTTATAGGCTGTATTACCATATATTGTGTTGTCTAGGTATGCACACTATATATAGTACATACAACATGTAGTAGGTACAGTTTGGTAAAGATTGGTAGTTGTTTAAACAGTAACAGTAAGGGGGTACACTAACATTGCATTCGGCAAAATAATTATTCTCATTGTTTGAACAGGAACACCAAACAAAATCTTAGGCGCGGAAAGTTACGCCTAAGAAATGACACCGAAAATTGAAGATTATTAGAAAAAAAAATAAATAATTTTTCATGCACCTGAAATAGTCAATGTTTATAGGCTTTCACTAAATATATTTTTTATTAAATATGACAACATAAGTTGGCATAAGTTTTTAATCCCCCTAAAGTTAGTAGTAACACAATAGAGATGGACTTAGACATCTACTTAAAAAAGCCTAAGAAAGTGTTCGAGGCAAGTACAGATGAGGCGCTGTTCAATTAAATACTAAATACAGGCGCTAAATCCCATAAGGAAAGTCGGAGTGTAATCCGAAAAAACCTTACTTCTAACGAAGATTGGTCGAGAGGCATAAAACAACAACACTAGCGAAAAAACCAACATTATTGATTTAGATTGGCGGATGACAGACCTTATACCATTACTAGCTGTTCGCATATTCTATTTATGCCTTATATTTTTTATTGCTTGTTTAAACAATGAGCAATAAGAAATACACTTATAATTTTTGTAAGTGTATACTAAATATATAGGAGGCAAACACAATGGAAACTAAACAAAAATCTAGTACAGATACACAAGAAGAAATTAAGTTCTTCGAGGGTAATCGTGAAGAGTGGCTTAACAAGGTTGCAGATTTTATCTATGATGAGATAAGCAAAGAGTTTGTATGCGAAGTTGAGCGTGATGTCATCAAATTATCTATGGGCTTTATGCCAAAAGGTAATGCCAAAGCTATTGGCGTATGTCATTACGAAGAACACAGCGAGGGTGATGTTAGAGAAATCTTTATATGCCCTACTCGTACAGGCACTTCACTTGCCCAAAGTATCGAAACAGCGCAGATTGTTGCCCATGAGGTAACTCATGCAATATTGCCTGTTGGTACAGGACATAACAACCGCTTTAAGAAAATCATTATGGATTATCTAGGTGCGGAGGGTATTCCTACAGCAACAGTTGCAGGTGCGCAGTTTACTCTACTTATACAGGACTTCATCAAGGAGTTAGGCTTACTTCCTCATTATGCTATCAAGCAACGAGAGGGCGCAGGTTCAACTACAGTTGCGGTTAAATGTACAGGTGCAGAGGCGTGTGTCGGTGCTAGTGACAAATCTATTGCGCAGGGTTTCGGCTTAATCAGTCGAGTATCTATGGCAGTGTATAAGAAAGTTGGCGATAACTTTCGTTGCATGGCTTGTGGTTCTTCTACAGTTGTAGACTTACCGCTAAAATTGCGTAAAGATTACCAATAAATATCGTAGAGCGCTTGTTTAAACAATGAGCGTTCAACGATATTTATCAACAGATAAATATTCACACAATATTAAGGAGGCATTAAATGGTAGAACAATATGTAGTTCAAGCTAAATGTGTATTTAGTAAGTTTATTGATGTTCATATAGTTTCGGCAGAGAGTAATGACCATGCGTTACAGCAATGGCGCTCACTCAATGGCAAACTAGGTATCAATGTAGACACTAGATACATAGAGGACAGTATCAAAGTTCAAAGAGCAGGATTGACTGATGACTTATTCTTTAGAGATATAAGACTAGCTAACAGTTCAACTGTATCTAATCATAACTTTGGCGTGTCTATGGAAGATACCGATTGCGGTAATCCAAAAGACAAGCACTTTCTAACTATGGAAGAAGCAAAGCGCACACTATCCAAGCTAGATTATGCAGAGTTGTTTGTGAATACTGATAGTACAACTAAGTATGACAGTAAAAACAAACCGCCATTCTAATTGTAATTAGCTAGTGCTGTCTGTTTAAACAGACAGCATTGTGGTAACTATAAAGGAGGACAAATGGCTACCAAATCTGCAGAGGGTAAGTTAGTTATCCCTGACAATGTGTTTAAGGCAATATCTCGTGTTAGAGAGAGTGGCGTAATCAACATGGCTAGTTTCAAACAATTACTAGAATTAGTTCCTAGTGATGTTGCTAGTTGGCTACAAGACAACAAAGAAATCTACATGGAAGGTTTCTTCTTTGGTTTTGTGCCTGAAAGTCAAAACACATAATTAATGTATAGCGATTGGGATAGTTGGTGCCTCGACTATCCCCTTCGCGTTGTTTAAACAGATAGTTCTCGGCTAGGTAGAAGATTAGGGTATACAACAAGCGTTCTAGCGTTTGTTAGTACACTAACCTAAACAATGGTCTTGCAACAAGCGTGTTGCATTAGCCTAGAAATTGTTTAGAGATACCGAAGATAAGAGTGAATTGCTACAGAGGATATGCTATCCCAAGCAGACTACAACTGTGATGTACGCTTTCACTTCGTAATAATAATTTTGTAGTGGACTTAACTAGGTGGCAACATCTATCTAATGCTTTAGGTACATATAACACTATCTAGCCGAGAGCTATTTAGGAGGGTATAAATGGAAATACAATGTTCATTTTGTGAGCAAACAATTACAGAATGGCAAATTAAAAATCATGTTTACATAAGAATACTTAATGAAGAAAAAAATAAAATTGAGTACACATGTCAACAAGGTTTATGCCATTACATGTACTTGACACAAAATGATGACCTACTTGTTTAAACAGGTAGGTAGCTTGTAGCACATAATAGTCTAGGTATACCATAAACAAGCAGACTTCTTTGTGTGTTACAAGCTATCTATAGTAAATAGCTTGTAGCACATAGTGTAATTCAACAGTATCGGAACTTAGTGAGATACTCGTATCTGTGTGTTACAAGCTATCTATATGAACTCTAGCAATAGGCATAGCCAAGAATGGTTCAGTAGGTAGCTTGAAACACAGGCACAAGTCGACAATGATGACAACAGTAGCATCCTAGAATATCGTAAGTCTAAGGTAGGATGTTGGAAACGCCTTAGAATGTATATGTTGCGTGTGTTTCAAGCTATCTATGAGTAGGAGGTAAGCTAAATACAGCCCTGTTGCTGACCGCCTGAAAGTAGGTAGTTGTTTAAACAGCTACCATTATGGTAAATATCTATTGATAAAATAAATATCTACAATTATAGTGGTAGCTGTACACAATACAGCATAATTAAAAACCAACAGGGCATTTTAAAGCGATTAGCGCCATTCAAAAAATATGAATGGCACTAATGCCCATAGTCAATAACCTAATTTTATTGGGTATTGCAACTTTTATAGAAAGGATAAATAATGATGAGTTATTGTGAGGGTTGTTTAAAACACAAATCAATACAAAAAAGATTAAATAGATACAGTTCTTATTTTAAAAAAATAAAAAGGTTAGAATTTTGTAACTCTTGTCAACACAACCTTGAACTTGTTACAACATATAAATTACAACCTAAGACAGCAATATAAAAAGAATGACTAACTGTAAATGAATTATGGGTGGTATTGGATTATCTTAGTGGTAATCCTAACAGGGCTTTCATGGTCATTAATTAATAGGAGGTGGAAAGATGACAATGCTAAAGGTTTTAAGAGTAGCAGTAAAAAAATGGGAGGCAGAATTAATTGGTTTTAGAAAGATTGTTGCTAGTCAACAACATCAAATGGATAGTGAAACAAAAGAGCTTGATGTAGAGTTAAGCGCAGTACAAAGTTTTATAAAGTTAATTGATAAGTTTATAAAACAAGAACAAGATAGACAAGCTGTTTAAACAAGGAGGAATAATGGAAACATATTTAATATTAGCAGTTGTACTTGTAGCATGGATTTGGAGTGGATTGTTAGCAGACAGATACGCACTAAGAAAAGCATACAAGGAACAGTACAGACTACATAACATAATGACTAACAGATATAATTTTGTAGTTGATATGTTAAATGAAGAACAGCAAATTAAATTAAACAAGTGGTATGTAGAAACCAATGTTATAGAGGAGGCTGTTTAAACAAACAGTGAAAGCGTAGTAAATACTTGTTTAAAATTCAATACCTGTTACCATAGTAGTATGAAATACTTAGTTAAGAGTGTATCAATCTTTGACAGCAGTGTTTACTCTTGGAGGTTCGCAACCAAAGAGGAAGCAGGTAGGAAAGTTAGAGAGCTAAAAGATACAGGTTCTAACTACTTTATTGTTTCTTTATACGAATTAGAACCAATAAACAGTTAAACACAACAATAGGTAAAGGGAGGAAAAAATATGCCTAATATATTTGATGAGCCAAAGCTACTTAAAGCATGGGCTATCAAGTTAGCCAACGCTTGTGGTGGACAAGTAGTAGAAAAAACAATTCACCTTAAAAAATCAAATCCAAATAGAATTAAAGAATTGTTAGATGAGTTTGTAAAAGACCATAACGAAAATACATTAAAAGTTGCTAAAGAATTATACGAGGAGGAATAATGGCAGTAGGAAAAGCAGGAAAGAACGCTAGAGGGTTTCATAATTTAGAAGTAGGAAGTCTTATATCGTTTCTGTATAAATACAACGCTAATGAAGATAAGATTATAGATGAAAATCCTATCAGTATAGAAATTAATGACATTGCAAAGGCACAGTTTCAACAACTAGAAGTTTTTAATAATACAACTACAAAACTTATTACATATAAAAAAGTATTGCCTAGCTTACAAGTTTCGGCATACGAAACATCATTGCCTGTAGAAGTGCATCAAGAAAGAATTAACATTGCCAAAGATTAAATTAACTTTGGGCATAGAGATTGACACTAAGAACTTGGTAAGACAAGGCGAGGGTGCAGTAAGTTTTATAATTGCATATATAAACAATATGAAAGGACATAAAGTTTTATCATCACAATACGAGGAGGTGAAAGAATAATGTCACACAAAGAAATTAGAGTGTTAAAGCAATCACAAGAATTGTACAACAGAAGCAAAGCAAACTTAGATGTTTGTATTAGAAATCGTAGCAAGGCTATTGCTGTCTGTTTAAACAGTGGGTTTAGCGTACAGGAAATTGCGAATGTTTTACAACTAAGTAGACAAAGGGTATACAAAATTATAGAAAAGGATAAAGTAAATGGATAAAGAAACACACAAGAAATTAATAAAAGACTTTAATAAGAAAGATATAAGACCTGCGCCAAAGGGAAAATATGGCGAGTATGTTCCTCACCACTTATACACTAAGAGATTAGTAGAAGTCATTGGTGGCAAATACAACTTTACTTTTGAGGAAGTACGAGGCAAAGACAATGCCATTGTCGGTGCTAAAGGCAGACTTGAAATAGAGGGCTTAGGTGTTGTAGAAGAAGTTGGTGATGTAAGTAAGTATCAACTTGAGAACAATACCGAAAGCGAAGTTCTTAAACTTGCAGTAAGCGACAGCATAAAAAGATGTTGCATGAGGTTTGGACTTGGGCTTCATCTATGGGTGGGTGAAAGCACAGAAGAAGAACATTATGCCGAAGAAGAAGCAAAGAAAGTCATAAAACAATTAGATAATTCTTCAAAAGAAGTTGTTAAGGAAACAACAAAAGAAGATTATTTAGCAAGAATTACTAACGAATTAGAACATGCAGAAAAAGATAGTGAACTTAGAGGTAAGTACAAGCTAGAGGCATGGAACTTGTTTAAACAAACACATGAAACAAACATGGGTAAGTGGTCAAGTTTTGAGTTAGATAAATTTTTAGATTTGTTTTATCAAGTACAAGCACAAGACAAAAACAAAGAAGACACAGACAAACTTACTGAAGATATTGTAAAAGATGTTTTTGGTGATGTAGAAGTAGGGGGTGATATGACAGATATACCTAGTGGCAAATGGGAGGGCGAACCACCTAGCGAAAAACAATTAAAGATATTCAATGATTGTGTTAAGAAAGCTATTGATAATGGTGATGATGAGTTAGCTTCTAAAGCTAAACAGGCACTGAGTAGCGGTAAATTAACTAAATCAAATATATTTGATTGGATTGATACAACAACATGGTCATTAAAAAATAATTAATTATGACTTTAGAGCATACAAGTATCAACATAGAAAGACTAAAAGAAAAACTAAAGGCGCGTTATCCTGAATATGATTTTGATAAACCTGCGCCTTTAGATAGAAGATGTAAGTTAGTTGTCGAGGGTATGCAATGCCCAAAGCAAAGTGAAAGACCTTTGGTAATCGACACGCAAGATAATGAAATGTGTGTCTACTTGTTTAAACAGATAGATGAAAAGACACATTACAAGGCAGATGTGAGGTGCAATGCAATCATCACTACTGCAGAGGAAAGGAAATACAATGGAAGAAATCAAGAAGAAATCCCATTCTAAAAAAACAGTAGCTAGTGTTGAAAGTGATTATGGGTACAAAGGTTTGGTTCAAATTTTTATTAAACTAGATATTGATAGCAGTGATTGGATAGCTAAAAGATTAGACAAAGAAAGAGGCGGTATGTCTTTTACATTGCCTCTTGTTTATGGTGAGATATATCTTAGTTGGAAAGATTTATACAAGGTTGATTTAACTTTTGTCAATAGTGAGAACAAGTTTGAGGCTACAGTTATGTTAGGTGAGTTACACGAGATAATAAAGAAACTTGAAACACAGAGATTGAATGAAGTAAATAGACTTAGAAACTTACTTAAAGAAACATTTAAAAGCGAAGATAGTAGCGGTAAGGAGTTCTAATGTATGGCGTTGTATTAAGTTCGTTGATACTGTGTGCAACGCCAACACATGAAACACTAAATGAAATAAAGGTTTATGCCTCTTGTTTAAACAACAATGAAAAGATTTTACATGTAATTGAGTGGGAGGAAATGGTAAGTTTTCATTTTAAAGAGGCAGATGTAAGAGAAGCACTATTAATTATTTTTTGTGAAAGCAGTGGCAGAACAAATGCTGTTAATACAAATAGAGATAACACAACTGATGTTGGGTTGTTTCAATTTTGGGATAACACTTGGCTATGGTTAAAAAATAAATTAAATATTGAGGGTAATCGTAAGACCCCAAGCGTGAATATCAAAACTGCAAGTTGGTTATATTACAACAGTGGTTCTCATCATTGGAATAGTAGTAAGGATTGTTGGTATGAGCAGTAATAAAAAGTTTGATTTAGACCTAGCAAAAGGTTTAGAAATGGAACAAAGATTAAGTGAGTTCTTTACAGGCACTAAGATTGAAGTCAAGAGTGAACGACACCTGTGGGAAAAGACAGGTAATCATTTTGTTGAATACGAATACAAAGGTACAAAGAGTGGCTTATCTGTAACCGAAGCAGAGTATTGGGCTTTGATGTTAGTGAAAGATGATGAACCTGTGATGACTTACATTATCCCTGTGGCTGTATTAAAAGACCTATGTAGAAAGTATGTAGGCACAGACAGAGATGTTGTCGGTGGTGATGACAATAATTCTAAAGGCATATTACTACCTATAGAAGAATTGGCTACAGCTTGTTTAAACAATGACAGGGAATGATGCACCCCTGTCATTAACAAGTAGTGTTAATACGCCAGGGTGTGACCACAAGCCTGTTCTAGCTGTAAAATCTAAACTCTTATCTAAACTTGGACATTGAAACCACTGTCTATCGCCTTGTTGTTTTGCACGAAAGTGATGATAGTGTGCAGTCACGAGTATGTTTGAGTTTGCACTAGGAAGAAACCCATACATCTGACCTTTCCACCACTTTTCTATTTTTGCTTCTGCATTTCCACCGCCACCTGTCATGTGTCCATGTGTAAAAGACATCTGCTTTTCTTTGACCACAAGCGTAAGATGATAATCATCAGGTATTATTACCTCAACTTTTTTAAATCTATCAGGATTTGCATCAAAGATTTCTTTCATAATTTCTATGTGCATGGTGTCTGAGTTATCTAACCTGCTTGTTGATACTTGACCTTTTGCACTTCTTGTCATTTCACCATGATTACCTGGAACACCTGTCAGCACAATTTTGTCTGCATGAGGTAGGAATGTTTCTACAGTTTTAAACATCATTGCCCTAGCTAGGCTGTATTGTTCCATAAGATTTAACGAAACATTGTAGGGTTGGCTGTCGTAGAAAAATTTTGTACAGTTTTCTGTGAGGTCACCCATTCCTACTAAGTATATTTCATCTATTTGATAACCTATCTTCCTGTAGTTTTTTAACAAAGCAAGTGCATCTTGCAATGCTATGTCATATCTTTTGATTGTATTCTCTACACCAAAGTCATCTTTGCCTAATTGCCAATCAGACATAAAGAAAAAGAAGGCAGTATCACCACCAAATAATTTATGTTTAGGTAATGGCGGCTTCTTTACAGCATGTTTAAACAGTGAGTTAAAGTATTTGTCACGATTTGCAGACTTTCTTCTTACACTGCCTTTGAAAGCGTAGAATGTTTCAACTATACCGCCTTTAAGTTGTGCGTTCCATGATGATACCTTTAGTATTCCATCAATTTCGTATAGTTTTGGGTCAAATCCCCAACTACGAAGTATCTCATCTGTTTTGCTTTCGTAGTTTGGGTCTGTTCCTACATGTGTTATTTCACCTACACCTGTTGTGTGGTCAAAGTCTACTGTAGGTTTCCAACCTGCTTTAAAATAATTGTTACTATTTTCTGCAGGTATACCTTTTTTTTTAGTGATAAATACCCTCCTCTGTTGTCAATATCTATTTTACAGTAGATATGTGACAAATAAGGTATTTACTTAGTAATTTGTTTTTTAGCGTATGTTTTAATTACAGCTAAAGCAGCACCACCACCTGCTAATGCAGCTAACTGTAGTGTTTCAGCTTCTACACCAACTAATGGTGCAACTGTTAATGCGCCAATGAACGCCTCGATAAATGTCCAAGCGGTACGCTCTAACATATCTTTAAGGTCATCACTCATTTTGTACTCCCATGCTTCATTCCAAGGTGTCCACCACAAGTCTTTCTTAAACTTCCCCTCTTTATTTCTTGCTCTTTTAAATTTATCTAACATTATCTTATTATTCTACCTCTCAACATAGCTTGTGTCTGTATAACACCACCATTTATTTCCTCTAGTTTTTCCATAACTTCTTTTGCTACACCAATATCTTGTGAAGAAGAAACTTCTAATGGTTTTTGAAATAACTTATTAATAGTTGTGTATTCTATGAGAACTTCTGTGCCTATTAATAATTCTTTAGCTATTTTTTTGTATGCCTTTAAATATGCGTTTTTACTTGAACCAATGAAACCATCTTTACCCATGTCTAAGTCTTGTTGTGTTTCACCTAGCAATAAACAACCTGATGTATGCTCATCTGTATTGCCTGTGTGGATAAGTATGTCCGAAAAATTTGGCACATTTTGTACATGCAACATACCATAGTGGTCTGCACCATAACGCACCTTATATTTATCGTGAAAGCCACCCCATTTTTTAAATTTTATTTCGTATTCACCATCATCAATACAAGTTTCGTGCATGACTTTGACCTCTTGATATTGGTCCTCTAAAGTAAAACACTCAAATATTCCATCAATAAACAACATTCCATTAGTTGCATCTTTACCAAATTGTGTTCTAACTACAGTTAATTTCACCTGTTCCTCCATTCTTACAATTACAGATATTTATATGAGTTCCTTTATCATTAATGTATGATGTGCAGTATTTATTTACCGCCACAGCATCCACCACCACAACAATCCATTATCTGCTTCTCTCTTTCTTATCTTTATCTTTTTTTTCTTTTCTAAAACCTATTGTTAATAACCACACAGCAAGTGTTATTACTGTGGCTAAACCTGTAATTTGTTGTGCGCTTCCTGTCAAAGTAAGTGTCGCAATCACTAGCCCAACTAATGTCCACGAAAGGTTTAATGTTTCTTTAATTATTTCTATAAACCAATTCCAAATTTTTTTAATCATAATGTTTTCCTAAACATAAAAGATGCCATAGTAGCTATTCTAGTCAAAATAACAGGCACTACAACTTCTTGTGCTTTTTCCTTTTGGTCTTGTGTGAGGTCATCACCAATGTTTGTTAGATTTATTTCTGTTATGTTGTCAAAATCCACTAATACTTCTATTGGATTTTCTAAGAATGCCTCATACTGTACCTCTGTAACAACATCAGCAAGTGTGTAATCCTCTACATTAGCGTTCTCTACTGCTCTCTCTACATATTCTTCTACTGCTTCAGCTACTACTTCATCTGATTTAATCGCCTCTGCAACGATAGCAACATCCTCAGTTTCAACTTGTAATACTTCAGCAACAACTTCAACTTGTTCTTCTGTAAGTTCTTCAACATTATCAATAGCTTCCTCTACTACTGCTTGTACAACCTCTTGTACTTCTTCCGATACTTGTTCTAAATTCTGTACACCAACATCTTGTACTTCTTCAAGAACTTCTACTACTTCTTCGTTGGTAAGTTCTTGTACAAACTCTTGTATAGCTTCTTCTTTTGCTTCTTCATATTCAACTAACTCCTCTTCAGTTAACTCTTCTAATTCCTCTTCAGATATTTCTACTATCTCTACTGTTATAAGTTCTTCAATGACCTCTTCAACTTCAACAAGTTCTTCAATGACCTCTTCTTCAGAAAGTTCTTCTGTAGGTTTCTCCTCAACATCTTCCTGTATTGGCTCAACCAGAACTTTCTCATCAACTTCTTCATCTTCCACCACAATAACAATGTCATCTTCTATGACCTCATCTTCCTCTATTTCTATTACAATTATATCTTCAGGTATATCTAACTCTATAATTTCTTCTACTATTTCTATTAGTTCAATAGTATCTTCTATCTCTTGTATAACATCTACAAACTCTTCTAGTTCCTCTTCTGACAAGCCCTCTAAAATAATTACACTATCTTCTAGTTCTTCTAGTATTAATAGTTCTTCTTCAGCATCTAATTGTTCTTGAATTAGTCGTTCTTCTTCAGCTCTAATTTCTTCTTCAATAGCAGCTATCTCTTCTTCACTAAGTTCCTCAATGACTTCTTCCTTTGGTAATTCCAAATCATCAAGTCCATCAAGTTCCATATCTTCTTCAAGTATCTCATCTTCATCTATCTCCTCTTCTTCTGCGATAATAATAGTAATAATATCAGGTACATCAGAGCAATCCCCATTTTGATAGCCATACCAAACTCCACTTTCTATCGCCTCCAAATATTGCTTATACGATAAAGGGTTGTTCGGATGTTCGCAACCATATTCATCCCATGCAAGGTAGGTAGTAATGTTATCTTCAACCACATTTTCTGATGGAGGAAGTGTTGTAGTCGTGGTAGTAGTCGTTGTTGTGGTGGTAGTTGTTGTTGTCGTACTAGGAGGCGTGTTATTAGGTAAATCATATTTATAGTATACATTGTCTATAAGCCACCAATCTGTAATTCCTTCTATTACTATCTCTGTAATGAATGTATCTACACCTTCTGCTACTGCAAATACTTTGCTACCTGCTACTGTCATATCTGTATTTACATCTATTGTAAAGTTTTCTGATGCACCATTGTCATAATATACAACACCTGATACGCCACCTTCTTGGTCTACAGCACCATAATTAAAACCTACTTCGTAAGGTTCGTTTGGAAATGCAATAGTAAGATTGTCTGAACTACCTCTTATACCTAGTTGATATCTGTCATTACCAAAGTACTCACTAGCAAAACAATCCATATCTTCTATGCCTATAAGACCTTGTTCATTAAGATTAAGACATTCAGGACTTTGTGTAGTAGCAGCACTTACAACTGTATCACTAGCTCCATACACAAATGTAATATCTGTATTTATTTCTTGATTATCAAATGTT